AAATTATCTTTTGTCTGGATAATATTCCGTAAATAAAAATGTTTTTCAGGCACTTACATTCCTCCATATATCAAAATAATATAGCCGTGGCAATGCCTCTTTAAAATTAACTACAACTTTAGTTCCGATAATTTAATGTTAATTATCAGAAGTAGATAAACGCAGGTAATATCGTTTGTTTGCCGTCCTGCTTGCCGTCCGTGGAAAATAAAGACGGCAAATCATAGCGCTTTGTCCATCAAATCAGCGACAAGGCGCTTTCTTTTATCTAAAACATGAGAATAATATTTTGCCGTGGTTACTATGCTGTTGTGGCCAAGCTGCTTAGAAACCAATTCGAGATCAGCTCCTGCTTCAAGCATGTTGGTTGCGTACGTATGGCGGAGCGTGTGAAAGGAACCGAAACCAAAGTTCTTTTTGCACCAGGTATTAAAGTACCTTAAATCATCGGGGGTGATCATTTCCCCGTTGGGCAAAGAACATACATAATTTCCGGCGGAATAGAAAGCCCCGTATTCTTTCTTGAGATGTTCCTGTCTGTCGTGAATAGACAAAAGGATTCTGCGGAAGTTTTGTCCAAAGGGGGCAGTGCGGACAGAAGAATTTGATTTCGGCAAATCCTGTATGGTCCATCCGGAATCATAAACAGCGGTCCGGCGGACAGTGATTTCATTCTTCTTCATGTTAATGTCATCCCAAGTCAAGGCGCAGCACTCACCGATACGGAGACCTACATAATAAGCAGTGCATATGGCAGGGTAGAATTTATGTTCTTCATTAAATTTATCAAAAACCTTTTTCATCTGCTCGCGGCTGAACGTTTTAACCGGAGCGGGAGTATCTTTATAGACACGGGGAACGTGGACGTTCAGTGCAGGGCTGACAGACAGAAACCGACCGAAGTCTACGGCATACATAAAAGAACGTTTTAAAACGGCTACTAAGCAATTCAAAGAAGAGCGGGACAGAGAGGACTTCTTCTCATTCAGAAAATTTTGCAGGAGCCGGGGGGTAACGCGTTTTAATTTATAAGAGCCGAAACGGGGGAGAATGTGAGACCTAATCAAGCTTTTATATAATTTAATAGTATTCGTTTTGTAACTGCCATCTACTTCCAGAACTTCATGGATCCAAAGCGAATAAAAATCTTCAATAGAAATATTAGATGCCGTATCAAACGAACCAACGCGATCTGCCTCCGCTTGAGCTTGCCGCCACATCTTATTTGTTTCTGTTTTAGAAATAGAGCCGGCACGCTCAATCTTCTTGCGGTTGCCGGCTTCATCTCTTACTTCTACAGTATAGTAATACTTATTTCCCCGTTTTCTGATGTACATAAGAATACCTCTATTGATTTTCTTCTTGTTTTTTTATGTAAAGGATACTGGCAGCAATAATAATTGAGAAAATGATATCAATAACCTGCCAACTACTTTTTTGCATGTGAAACTTAAAAATAGGATTGATTACAATAGCCATGACGGAAAATATCCATATAAAAATGACTTTTCTTTCACACCAAAAGAGAGCCGCATATCCACAATAAATAAATGTAATCCACCGGAGTGCATTGTAAGGGGCAATGCCATGAAAACCTATAAGCGATGCATAAAGAAGAAATACAATGATAGCAAGAGAAGATTTTAGATACATGCTAAGCTCCTATAATCCACTAAATAAATCATATAAAAATCCAAAGATAAAAATGAGTAGCCACGAAATGATTAAAAGGTGAAGTCCAGCAACAACAGCAAAGCAAACAAGCTTTGCATGGGAATCTTTTGGGTCAAAATCATGCCGATGTGAAAAGCAGGATAGATATATAAATAAGGGGATAAGAATAAGAAGAAAACCGCTATATTCTTTTATTATGTTTTGTGCAATTTCCACTTTAAATCTTACACATCCATTCGTGATCTTCTAAAGTATCCTGCTGCCCCGCGGCGAAACAATCAAATATAGATAATTCAGCAAGCAGTCTTGTCGTGTCCTCAATCGTCAAGACTTTTTCATCTCTTATCCCGTCTATCATGGAAGGGCGGTTCCGCAAACAGGTGTGAGAGATGAGAAGAAAAGCAAACTTGTTAGCATTTAATTCTTTGGTTTTCTTTTCCTCTCTGCTTAAAAGGTGGAAATCCATCCAGTGATAACCGCCATGGTGAAGGAAGATATGTCCAAGCTCATGCGCCAAAGCAACATTTCTTTCGTTGGCGGAAAGAGCTTTACTAATAATAATACTTTTAAAAGGACCGGCTTTCATATAAGCGGCTTTCATACCGTACATTTTTTGAAAGTAGGATAGATTTACATAATTTACATCAATACCAATACGTTCTGCCAGTTCGTTCGGATTGTTTGTTTCGTACCGGCGGACGATATTTAAAACTTCGGGGAGCATTCTTTTCATTCCTTTTTCTCCTTTTTCTTGTTGGCGATTGTCAAGAATATATTTGCTAATAAATCTCCGTCTTCTTTAGAAATAGAATGACTCACACCGTCAAAAAGAATTGATCCGCTTTTTAAAATATCTTTTAAATCAGGAGGAGTGCCGTAAGGAGTAGAGTCTTCTTGAAGCAATAAACCGGACATTAAATAAGCTGGAGTGGTTCGCAATGCGACAGCAAGTTTTTCAATTTTATCAGAAGGAATACTTGCTATAATCCCACTCTCGTATCGCTGTATTGTTTGCCGACTGACGCCTACGATTTTAGCGACTTCTTCAAGTGTCATATGAACTTCTTGCCGACGTCTTTTAATGTTTTGACTAATAGTCATGTAGCACCTCCAGTTTTATTATTAAATTCATTATATGAACAATTTACACACAATGCAACAAAAAAAGAACAGAAAATGAAAAAAAGTATCTTGACAAGTGATTTTTGTGATGGTATATTTGGTACGTAAGAAGTGACAAATAGAAAGGAGGTCAGGGAAATGGTTGATGTAAATAAATTGAGAGGAGTTATTGCAGAGCGCGGGAAATCACAGGCAGATGTTGCCAGAATGCTTGGTATTAATGATAGAACGTTTTACAAAAAGATGAAGAGAAAAGTGTTTGATTCGGATGAAATCTTGCAGATATGTAATTATTTGCGGGTTGATGAAGCGAACATGATCTCTATTTTTTTTAGACAAAATGTCACGTAAAACGTGACAAAAGAAAGAGAGGGTATAAAAATAACTATGGAAATCAAATTTGAACTTGAACGTGAAAAGTTAAAAGAAGCGGCCGCGCCGCTGGTCAACTATCTTCGAAAGAGACAAACGCCTGAAACTACGGCAATAGTCACAGGCGCAAGTGTAGAAATATTAAGTACGGATATTCATGTACCTTTTGAAAACGAATGGAATTAAAAAATGAAAGAAGAAATTATTCCAGATGACACGGACAGGCTGTTATCTGTAGAAGAGGTGGCAGAACGTTTGCGGACAGGGAAACAGTTCGTCCGCAGGCTAATCAATGCAGGACTTCTTCCAGCATTATCTTTCCGGCGGAACAGACGGATACGGAAAGTAAGTCTGAATAAGTTCCTGGAAGAATATGACGGACAGGATCTGTATGAAGTACTGGAGGGGAAACAATGAAAGCGTTAATGGCATTCATCGTCCTTGTTTTGGGGGCGGGAATGTATGTACAAGCACCGCCGCAATTAATCAGCTATGCGGTGACTGCAAGTAAAGGTGATACCTTGTGGGATATCTGCTCAAGAATTGCCACAGATAAGGAAGATGTACGGGAGATCGTATATCGGGCAAAACAAGAGAACAATATAAAAGATCCAAATGAATTACAACCAGGACAGGAAATCATTGTAAGAGTGGAAAGGACTAAAGAATGAAAGAGATAAACATAAATGGGCAGCTGCTCTATGTTGCCCATCCGTACGGAGGAAAGGAAGAAAATGTAAGACGCGCGGGGGAGTGCTTAAGAAAACTCAAAAAAATGTACCCGTATCAAACGTTATTCTCACCATTGCACAATTGGGACTGGGACTCCTACGATGCTGACCATCAGGCAAAGCCGATGCAGGACTGTCTGACGGTATTGAAGAAGTGCGACGCCATTGTTCTTTGCGGGATGTGGCGAAAGAGTATGGGGTGCATGCAGGAATACGCGGCTTCCTGTGTATTGGGGATTCCTGCATTTGAACTTGATACGTTTGGAGTAAGGGAGATCAGGTAATGGCAAATGAAAATATCTTTACCACGCTGGGAGCTTCTAATCACGCCAAAGAAGAACGTGAAAAGAATGATTTCTATGCCACGGATAATATAGCGGCTCACTTGCTGCTTGAGAATGAGCCGTTGAAGAACATATGGGAATGTGCCTGCGGGGACGGGGAACTTGCAAAGGTTTTTGATAAAGCAGGTGTATTAGGCAAGGCGAGCGATCTGATAAACCGCGGATATGGAGAAGTCGGAATAGACTTCCTGAAATATGCGGGGGGGTGGGACGGAGACATAGTAACGAATCCGCCGTACAAACACGCAGAGGCCTTTGTGAGACATGCCTATGAAATCATACAACCTGGAAGAAAGGTATGTATGTTTCTAAGATTATTATTCCTTGAAAGCAAAGGACGGCAAGCACTGTTTGAAGAATGCCCGTTGAAAACTGTTTATGTATCAAGAAAAAGAATCCCTGCATACAAAAACAACAATCAAAGCAATAAAAGCAGCGCTATCGCATTTTGCTGGTTTGTCTGGAAAAAATGTTACAGCGGGGATCCTGTGATTAAGTGGATTAATTAAAAGAAGGAGACTAATCATGAAAAAAGAAATAGAAAGAATAATAAGTGGACGTACGCTTTTCTGTTGTGGATATAGGATACGCCGTGTGGCTGGAATACTTTGTTACAAAAAAGATGTAGATGATGAATATAGATCACTTACATCGGTAGCATTAAAAGAATTGGTATCAACGGATAAAAGATATAGAAGAGCAATAATCGCCGCAAGAAAAGGAAGAGTAGAAATGAAATTTAACGAAAGAAAATATGAAAAATGGGTCAAAAAGGGACTTGAGAAGGCGAAAGACTATGCACATAAAGATAGGACTGAGGCCGGACCTATAACTGAATTTATAAAAAATATAATGGAAGACGCTTTTTATGAAGGGTATATGGCGGCAAAAGAGGAAAAATTCCATGGCAAGATTTCAATTATCTAAAACAGAATTCAAGAAACTCTGCGATCTGGTCAAGCAACGGGACATAGATCTTGCGGAAACGTACTGTGAATGTCTTGGAGAATATCCCCCGCGTCAAAACATAGAGGTTCATCACCATATACATGTGGGGAACTTCGGGGCGGATAAGGAAGACAATCTTGTTTCTTTATCGTATACAACTCACCGATTCAAACTCCACGGACTCAATGCGGATATAAAAAAGCATATGGAGAGAAACGTTGAAAAGTATCTCCATAGTAAGGAAGTAAAAACATGGAGAGAGACACACAGAGAAGAATTGGAAGCCATCTATAAAACCGAAGAAGAGTATCGATTAAAGACTCTGCAGAAAAAGCACAAAGTAAAGAAGAAATACCCATGGGCAAAATACTGACACTTTCCGGCGGGAAAGAAATAGAGGTCTATACAAATACACATTGTCCGCTCTGCGGGAAAGAAACCTATCAGACGGTATGCTGTCATTTTTATGAAGCGAACGTTTGTTACAAGCACTGCGGGGAATGCAGGAATTTCAGAAAAGAATTTCAACAGTGTGTATATAAACCGATGCCGAAAGAAATTAGAAGATTTTGCAAAGAAAAAACGACCGGGAAGTGAGAGTCCCGATCGCCGTGCCGAAGCAACAAATTAATCTATATAAATTATAGTGCATGGCACGGAAAAAGTCAAGAAAATAAGGGGCGGGAACGCCTCTTTGAGACCTTGATATTCCTATTATTTTAACGACAATCAATCGAAAATAATCTATGGAGAAAATATCGTGCCATATATGAAAGAGATTTTCCATTTTCCAGGCGGAATGGAAATAAAAAAATATCACACCTGGAGGCTGGGCGGGAAGAAAACAAGAAACCCGAACGAAAGCGAAACGGAGTTAGCCGTACAAAAAGGAAACGCCAGGCGGGCAAAAGAGAAATTGTACAGAGTCATTCTCACGAATTTCCAAAGAGATGACTGGAGGTTGGACCTCACATACAGAGATCCGCCGCCCGATCCGGAAGAAGCGCAAAGCAGAATCAGGAAATTCCTAAGAAACCTGAAAAATCTCTACAGGAAATACCAAGAAGAATTGAAATATATCTATATAACTGAATATAAAGGTCACAGAATCCACCACCACCTTCTGATAAACGCATCAATGAAAATACAGAGAAAAGACATCCGGGAGAAATGGCCGTGGGGAGAACTGAACTATAGATCATTTCGGTACTTTGATGGAACGCCGGAAGACTGCAAACGGTTAGCAGAATACCTCTGCAAAGAAACGGACAAAACCATAAGAGAACCTGGAGCGGTACAGAAAAAAAGATGGAACGCCAGCCGTAATCTGAAACGTCCCAAGGTTACAAAACATAAAATCTACTCCAGGCATTGGAAAGAAAATCCCAGTCCGCAAAAAGGATATCGGATAGAAAAAGTGGAAAACGGGTATACACAAGAAGGGTACCCGTACCAATACTACCGAATGACGAGGGAGGTGCAGCAGAAAAAGAAAACCGTTTTCAAATGGTGCAAAGTGAAAGGAGAAAAATATGGAAATCAAAAAAATAACCACGGAAGTAGGAATAGGGTACATCAGCGGAGCGGAAGAAAATCAGATAAGAAGTCTGGAGCCGGCAAGAAAAGAATTTTATGAAGCGTTTATTAAATTCTCCGAATCATTATCGGAGTTAGGAGGCGCGAATCTTTTGGAAAAACATGTGGGTTTTGTGGCAAACAAGATTGTAATTGGCTATAAAGACGGAGAGAAAAAATCTTACACGGCATACGGATTTGTAAAAGTGGAAGACTATCCGCTGAATGTTAAATTCACTACCGGCGGAATACCATACGGAATGTTCAGGGAATTGGATGAATGCTTGGAAGTGCTTATAGAAGAAGCGAAAAAATACATATCCGGCGATCGTGCGCAGAGAGATTTATTTAAGGAGGCAGAAAATGAATGAACCGATAATAAGCCCATGGGTATTTTATTGGACCGAAACAATGGGCCAGATAAGAGATGTCGTAAATGTTGTAGTATTCATGATAGTAGTCATAAGCATAAGCTTTACTTTTATGTGCTTAATATGCAAAAAAGAAGACAGAGAAAAATATATTAGCGAAGAGACATTCGGAAGAGTTATAAAAGGACTGATTATTGTCGGAGTAATATCAACGGCAGGATATATGTTTATTCCGGCTAAAGAAACAGTGTATAAAATGCTTGCCGCAAGCTATATAACGCAGGAAAACATAGAAAACGTGGGAGAAAGCATAGATAAAATAGCAGATAAGTTGGTAGAGAAAATAAACCAGGTGATTGAATGAAATGGAATACAGATAAATGTACCGCGGTTTTCGGTGCGATGACAGAAGAAGAACTGGAAATCATAGATCGGGTACATGAAAACCAAAATGAACTGTCAGAGATTCAACTTCTGAACAAAGTGAATCAATGTCTTCTTTCAAAAAAAGACAGAAAAGAAAATCTCATGGAAGCTGCCGTGCTGATTATTGAGGCGGCGAACAGGGAGGGGAAATGAAAAGTTACAAGGTAATAGATACCAAATTCTTCAATGTGCACTTTACCTATCCGGGGAAAGACGGAAAATACAAACCTGAAGGACTGTTCTACTGCGCATATGAAGATGATTACGAAAATAGGCTTGTTCATCTTGCTATAGACAGTCGCAAGGGAAATCTACTTGTGTATGAATGTATAGATAAAGAAGAAGCGGAAAGATGGCTGGAAGAATGGATGAACGAGGTGGAAACATGAACACAGTGCAAATAACAGGAAACCTTGCGAAAGATCCTGTGATCAGGGAAACGAAAACAGGAAAAGCCGTAGCGTCATTTTCCGTAGGCGTAAGTAAGAAAATCACAAAAATGAACGGGGATATTTTAGATCTAACAGACTGGATCAATGTAACCGCCTGGGGGAACTTGGCGGAAGCTGTGGGAAATGAACTCACAAAAGGAAGCTATGTTTTCATCGAAGGGCGGTACGCCACAAGATCATATGACAAGCCGGACGGACAGAGACGGTACATTACCGAAGTGGTAGCGAATATAATTGCGAAGCCGATTGGAAGAAACATGAAATCATCGGAGGTACCGTTTTCCGAACCTGTGAAATTTGAAGACATGGGGACAGTAAGCAAGGAATATGCCCCGCCTGAATACGAGCAGGGAGAAATTCCGTTTTAAAGGAGGACAAAATGGACAAGTTGATTGACATAGCGAGTGTAGTGATATTTATCAGCATGATTATGTATGCCGCAATTAAATTAGACGAAGCGGCAAGAAAACTACGTGATGAAGAAGAGCGGATTTACGAAGAAAGGAAACTGAAATGAGAATAGAAATACAGAACGAAGAAATTATCAAGATTGTTTCCGGCGGAACATTATCAACAACTGAAATAAAGTCTATTGTGAAACAGATTTTAGACAAGGATACTATGATCAAGAAAGAGAATGAAACGTTGAAAAAGAAAGTGGATAAATTGATAAAACAAGGAGAAAATGTGACTTGCGTAGGTGAAACGCATTTAACACAAGGTGGGAGAGAATGAATTACATAAAAAAAGTAGCGGAACTCTTGAATGTAGAAGTAGGAGAACACTTCACACTTCATTTCAAGAAAGAAAAAAGACAGATAAAAAACTTCTATCTCAACGAAGAAAAAGGACTGATGATAAAAACAGGCGGAAGTGATGTAAAGGCAAACAGCAGCTTTGTTGAAGGTATTCTCACTGGAGCGCTGGAAATAAAAAGGACAAGGAAGAAATGAAAATACTTGATGCATGCTGCGGCGGGAAAATGTTCTGGTACGAAAAAGATCTTTCGATGGTAACATTCCAGGACGTTCGCGCGGGAGTAAAAGAATATTCCGGCGGAAGAAAAATAAGAATAGAACCAAACCATATTGGAAACGTCACGGATATGGACTTTGAAGATGAAACATTTGATATGGTTATATTTGATCCGCCGCACATGATCCGTGCAGGAAAAACATCCTGGCTGAATATAAAGTATGGGAAGTTACCTGAGAACTGGGAAACATTCTTCAAAAATGCATTTTCGGAAATATTCAGAGTGATGAAAGAAAATGGCATATTAATCTTTAAGTGGAACGAAACACAACTCAAGTTTGGCGAAGTAATAAAGCATTCGCCGTATAAACCGATGATTGGAGACCAAAGAGGACAAACGAGATGGACAGTATTTGTGAAAAACACAGCATTACATCACCGCAAGGAAGAAATCTACTGTTAAAAAAGCTTTTATACGAAGAAGGATATAGATTCATAGTAAAGTACGAACTGCTGGGAGAGGTCTGTTTATGTATAGATTTTCCACCACCACGACAACCTTTTGTGGAAATAGAAGAATTAAGAGATCTGGATAATATTTGTTTAGCAGAAAAAGATGGAGAATTATTTGTGGTGAAAGGGAAAAAACATGGATAAAAGACAAAGAATAGTCACTCTGTTAATGGCATTTTCAACGTGGAAAATAGGAAAAGAATATTGCAATGAATGTGCAGAAGCGCTTAGGTATATAGAGAAAATTTTTGCCAGTCATGAAAGACTGTTAAACATTATAAGAAACAACACTATATGCGGTAATGGTGATGCATGGATGGAAATTAAAAATGCAGTTGAAGAAGCAGAAGAGTTAATTCGAAATTAAAAACAACAAGGAGAGAAACAATGAAAACACTAAGAGAAGAAATCGTAGAATTGCTGATGAAGAGAATCGGAGTAGTAGAGAATGAGGAATTTAAAGGAAAGGGGATAAATGGGAAATATCATAATTTTAAATTTGCTTATGGAGAACTGTTTATAAAATATAATGACAAATGGCATAATACGATGTTAGGTGGTTTTATTGAAGATTTTGAAGATTATGAGTTTGAAGTGAAGCCGTTTAAACCGAAAAACGGGGATGAATATTGGTATGTAAGAATGTGTGGGGAGTTGAGGGGAACATTGTTCGATGATTCTCTTATGATAGATGTACTTAATAGATGTATTGGCAACTGCTTTAGAACAAAAGAATTGGCGGAATCGCATAAAAGGGAAATTTTAGAAATGCTGGGGATAAAGCTGGTACAAAAGAATTCATTAGGAGAGAAAAATGACAATCAGACAATTCTTCTATAACCTAAAAGAAGTGCAGCCGGTCAAAGTAGAACTGGCGGAAAATGAATATAGAAAACTTGAAGAACAGATGAATGGCGCCTTACCGGCGGAGCACATTTCCGGCGGTTCCACTTCAATACAAACCGTTCCGCCAGTGCTTATCCAATACGAAACAGCAAAAGAAAACTATGAACGGGAAAAAAAGAAATATGAAAAAATGTTGAAGAAAGCAGAAGCATACATAGAAGAATTGAAAAATCCGATACGACATACAATCATGCGGCAGCGGTACCTTCTTAATTGGGCATGGCACACAATCGAAGTCACGAATAAATTCAAGTACTACAGAACGATGATGAGAATACACAAATCGGCATTAGACGAACTTTCAAAAAGGCATAAAGAGGTGAGTTTCTGATGTGTATAGGAAGGCAATATCCATACGTGGAAGAGGAAACAGAGATAAAAGATGGGAAAGTAACAGAAAGAGATGTAAAATGCGAATATTGTGAAAATCCTATAACGATAAATATAATAAAGAAAAAGGGCGGAGTTTACGTTGTAAAGTATAAATGTAATCAATGCGGAACGGAAAAAGAATGCAGGTTTTCAAAAATATCATATGCATACGATGAAATGTTAAAAATGTACTGGAATAGTAAAAAAAGGTAAAATATTTCGTATATTGAGAATTGAGGCGGGAAACCGCCCTCTTTTTTATTGCGTGGTATAAAGACAATTTATAACTAACATCTTGAAAAAAGTATTTACAAGTCAAGATGAATAAGATATACTTTAGTCAAGAAGAAACAAGAACCGAAGAAAGGAGACATAAAAAATGAAAATTGCAATTGTTGATAAAGAAATGAAAATTGAAGAACTTAGTTATGAGGTAGACGGGGTTGACTGCGCGGAAAGTATTATAGGAACAAATAAATTAACACAACGTGAATTCGATTATCATAAAAAGATGATTGAACAGCAAAAACGTTGTGACGAGATGGAGAAAAAGATTGGGGATCGACAAATTATTGAGTCCCTGGAATGGAAATGCTATTGCGTTGGCGGGATTGAAGATGTCATGGACATGTATGAAGAGTTGCTTGAAGAGTATATAGCAAAAAAAGCTGTATAGTTTTAAACACAAGAGGAGGAAAGTAAAATGGACAAGAATTGGGAAAATGTAAAAATGCTGGCAAACAAGCTGGAATGGTTCAATGAAAGGCACCCGACATACCAAAGTATATTCGTAGAGTTCGGTGAAAATACTGATGAGAAAAAAGAGCTTATAGAAGACAGAGAATCGGTAGATAAATTAATCGAACTTTTTGGGAAAGAAGTTGCCGCCGCTGCCAGAGAACTCGTAAAAATCCGGAAAGAGATCCAGAGAGCAGCAGAAGCTGATGATATCCCTACTCTACTCAGAGCGATTGCAGACAGAACAGATTTAAAAAATAGATAAAAGGAGAATGAAAAATGGAAATAAAAAAAAATTGGGGCGGGAAACGCCCTGGGGCGGGGGCAAAAAGAACGTTACCTGTCGGTGCTCGTAGAAGAGCGCTAAGCATGACAGATGAAGAGTGTAAAAGGGTTAAAGTACTTTTAAAAAGATTAAGGAGTAAAAACAAAATGAAATTAAATGAAATTGCAGAAGCATGGTTAGATGAGGCATCAGAGGGGTTTATCGGGAGTGAGTTGAATTTAAACGGATTTGAAACTCCCGCAGCATATGTAAAAGCCTATGCGGATGGAGCAATGGATGTAGTTCTTTCCGATGAGGAAGCCAATGAAATAATTTCTGCATATAACGAATATGCAGAAAGGGTGAAATCAACGGGAGAATATAGCGATGCCAAAGCTAAAATGATGAAAAGATTAGACAAAGAGGTTAAAAATGATTGATGTAAAAAATTCAGCACCAATGAAGATGCTGAAAAAATATAACTATCTTTATCCGCCCGCCTGGAATTTTGCGGAAGACATTGCGGCAGATAAAGAATTTAAAGAAATGTGGCCGCACGAATATGTCTTTATTCCTATTGAGGCGGGACTTGAATTAGCGCTGGATCGAAACCTGCATAAGGAACAGATGGGAAACATAGCGGACGCCGTGGCAATAACATGCTTAGCTGCGTGGCGTAAAACAAAGTTAATCTACGACTTTGACGCCACATTGACTGAGGAGCTCTATAAACAGGCGAAAGTGAATATAGAGCTTGACACGAGTATGCTTGCCATTCCTGCATACTCAATATATATTCGTCCGAACGATGGGGCGGAATACGATGGTTTCTTTGTATTTTTTGACTTTGACAGAGGGCATTTTGAGTTCAGGGTTCTTGTTGTCAATAAAAAAGGGAATGTAATCCTTCCGATCTATTTAATTCTTCCGGAATCAGGGAGTGAATCAATAGATAAAATCATAGAAAACATGGTAAAACAATTCGATGAAATAGACTTACCGGCGGCAGAAAATGAAGATGAAGAAATAAGCGGAGAAGTATTGAGATCGTTTTACAAAAACGGAAAACGGACAATAAGCAGGTGGATAAACCTTGTCTTATACTTGTCCGCTGTCAATGCGGATATAAAACACGAAAAAAGACACTTTTTCCGGCGGTCAAGAAAAATAAAAGACATTCCGCGCGAAGTAGAACTGCTTAACGTGGGTGAAACGGTAGGCGTAAAAATCAGAGAACTTAGACAATCCGTGCAATATGAAAGCGCACCGCCGCAGGGTGAATATCATAAATCCCCGGCGATGCACATAAGAAGGGCTCATTGGCACACATTTTTATACGGAGAAAAGAAAGGGAAACGCAGGCTAAAATGGCTGCCGCCGATTATTGTTAATGACTCCGGGAAAGATTTTGTGACAATTACAAACGTAAAAAAGAAATAACTGTCACATTGTGTCACTACATGTCACTTGCGGTCATGCATAACAAAGTGATAAATTAAACTCGAGTAAGTGTGAAAAAACATCATGATACCGTCCGAAAGGGCGGTTTTGTATTTCCGGCGGCACTCATTGTGAGTGCCTTTTTTGATGAAAGGAGGCTGCTGTGGCAAAAGGAAAATTTGAATATTGGCGCACAAAAGATGGACTTTTGCAGATAGCAGCCTGGGCAAGAAACGGACTTATAGATGAGCAGATTGCTCACAACATGGGCATTCGTAGAAGCACACTTTCTGAGTGGAAAAAGAGATTCCCGGACATAGCAGACGCCCTAAAAAAAAATAAAAACATAGTAGACATAGAAGTAGAAAACGCACTCTATAAAAGAGCCGTTGGCTATGAATACCAGGAAACAACCATAGAAATAGACGACGAAGGCAAGAAAAAAGTAAAAAAAACAACAAAACAGATGGCGCCGGAAACACTGGCAATCATCTTCTTCCTGAAAAATAGAAAACCCGAAGACTGGCGGGATAAAAGAGAAGTCGAAGTCAAGGGAGAAATCAGCATGACAAACGCTTTGAAAGCGGCACGGGAGCGCGTGATAAAAAATGAATGAAATCATTGAACTTGTCGAAGCCTTAGGTGAATACACACACGACCCATTAAAATTTGTCTACTTTGCTTTTCCCTGGGGAGAACCTGGACCGCTGGAAAAAATGAACGGTCCGGAAGAATGGCAGAAAGACATACTGAAAGACATAAGAGACGGCGTGAAAATCAAAGACAACGTAGTCAGAGAAGCCGTGGCGTCAGGACACGGAATAGGGAAAAGTACGTTAGTCGCATGGCTTATCCTTTGGGCGATCTCAACACATGAAAACACCAGGGGAGTTGTCACCGCAAACACAGAAACACAGCTCCGAACCAAGACATGGCCGGAACTCATAAAATGGTACAACCTATTTATCGGGCGTCCTTTGTTCACCGCCACCGCCACCGCCATATTTGCGAACGAACCGGGAAAAGAAAAAAACTGGCGTATAGACGCCATCCCGTGGAGTGATAACAACACCGAAGCTTTTGCAGGCTTGCATAACCAAGGAAATAGGATACTGATGCTTTTTGATGAAGCGTCAGCTATATCCAATCAGATATGGGAAGTAGCCGAAGGCGCCATGACAGATAAAGATACAGAAATCATATGGTGTGCCTTTGGGAACCCAACAAGAAACACGGGAAGATTTTACGACTGTTTCCATAAATTCAGAAGTCTTTGGAATAAAAAACAAGTAGACTCAAGAAGCGTTTCATTCTCAAACAAAGGACTCATACAGCAGTGGATAAACACTTTTGGAGAAGACAGCGACTACGTAAGAGTCAGAGTCAAAGGACAATTTCCGAACGCAAGCTCACTACAATTAATCTCAACAGAACTGGCGGAGAAAGCACGGGGAAGAAACCTGCGACCGGAACAATTCAACTTTGCCCCGGTCATTATCGGGGTAGACCCCGCATGGATGGGAGATGACGCCACCGCTATATGGCTGAGACAAGGACTAATGGCAAAACGGCTCAAGAAAATACAAAAGAACAACAACGATATAGCTGTGGCCAACTTGATAGCCAGATACCAAGATGAATACAAAGCCGATGCCGTCAATATAGACATGGGATATGGCACAGGAATCTATTCGGCAGGGGAAACCATGGGACGGCACTGGAACCTTATACCGTTCAGCGGAGAGTCACCGGATATGGCATGTAAAAACATGAGAGCTTATATGTGGGACCAGATGAGGAAATGGCTTGTGAACGGCGGGGCATATCCTGACGATCAGCAGATGCAGGACGATCTCACAGGAGTAGAAATCAAACCGACAGAAGACGGGAAACTCCAGCTGCAGTCAAAAGAATACATGAAACAAAAAGGCATTCCATCTCCCAATGATGCGGATGCCTTGGCTTTGACATTCGCCGTCCCGGTGATCAGGGCACCCAACAAGAAAAGAGTCAATACAAAATATCAATTATTTACTTAAAGGAGGTACTTAAATGTGTTCAGCATTATTCGGAGGAAAACAAAGCGTAAGCACTCCGGAAATTAAACAAGTAGCGCCGTCTGCAACCACAATCACCAATGCAGATATAGACGCTGGAACAACAGCCGATACCGAAGCCGCTAAAAAAAGAAAACAGAAACAAGGATATGCGGCAACAAGACTGGCGGACGTTGCACCGACCAATACAAAATCAACATTGGGGTAAAAAATGGAGAGACTATCAATAACAGCCGCTGCATTACCGGCGGATCAGCCGACAATCCGAGCGCCGGATAAACAAAGCGTACTGCATCGTGTAAAAGCCATGCGGGAGTACCGGCGGGACTATGAAGAACGATGGAAAGATATAAGAGATCACCAGCTCCCTTTTATTGGGGAATTTGGAGACACCGCCGACGCGACAAACAAAGCCAGAAGAAAAGACCTCATGATCTCAAACGGTGTAGCGTGGCTTGCTAATATCGCATTCGCCGCAGGGATGGAATCCGGACTCACACCGCCGTCAAGGCAATGGTTTAAATTCGGATTTTCAAACAGCAGCGCAAACGAAGACATGGAAGCCGCAAGCGTCCTCGATATCAGACAGGAAATCGTGGAGTACATGCTCCATCGATCCAACTTCTACAACTCCATCCATTCCTGCTACATGGAAATTGCCCACGGACAGGCACCATTGGGAGTATTCGCATCACCGGAAACAGGCGTGAGATTCCAGCAGTACACCATAGGGACCTACTACTTGGCCAGCGGAGCAAGCGGGAGAGTAGATACATTCTGCAGAGAATTCCAGATGACAGCAGACCAGCTCCTGGAGCAATTTGGAGAAGAAAATCTGCCGCGTGCCGTCAAAGACGCCCTGCAGAATGAAGGCGGAAGATACAATAAATCATTTACCACCTATTGGCTTGTCATGCCGAACAGATACAGGACAGTCGGACAATCAGGAAATAAAAATATGCCTTATACCTCGCTCTACTGGATAGATAAACAATCAGTAGACGAAGGGAAAGGCTTTTTATTTACCGGCGGATTTGAAGAATTCCCTGTTCCAACGGCAAGATACCAGACAATTGAGGGAAGCCCTTATGGAAAAGGACCAGGATGGTACGCCGAAGGCGATGCAAGAATGCTGCAGATCATGAAAAAAGACTTCCTGACGGCGGTAGAACTCATGGTAAAGCCGCCCATGAAAGGCCCTGCAACAATAGGAGAGATCGGCGGAGTTGATCTAATCCCTGGCGGGTATACAAACGTAAACAGTACGGGGACGAATCCGACAATAGAACCACTCTTCCAAGTGCCGGGAAATCCGGAATGGCTTGCCACAGAAATCCAACGGACCGAAGAAAGCATAAGAAGAACCTACAGCGCAGACCTCTTCCTTATGCTCGACTCCATCGACACCTCGCAGATGACAGCGCGGGAAGTCATGGAACGCCAGCAGGAAAAACTCCAGCAACTCGGACCCGTGGTAGAACGCCTGCAGGATGAATTCCTTTCTCCAATCATCGAAAGAGTCTATAACATCGCGGAAAGAATGGGACTATTTCCACCTCTTCCCGAAGAACTTGCTGAAAGAATGGCAGACCAGGACATAAAGATAGAGTACATCTCGCCACTTGCACAGGCGCAGAAAATGAGCGGTCTTGTCAATATCGAACAAGCCGTGTCATTCGCTGGACAAATGGCGCAGATCTATCCGGAAGCCCTGAAAGCCATCGATCCGATCGGAACCGTCAAGAGATACTTTGAACTCCTTGGAGCCCCTGCCGTCATGCAGAGAAGCACGGAAGAAATCATGCAGATGATAACGGCCGAACAAGAAGCCATGGAACAGCAGCAAGAACAGCAGTACATGATGCAGCAGGCACAGGCCATGGCACCGGCGGCACAGGCGGCGAAAAACCTGACAGATGCTGCCAACGATGGAAACCCTGCATTGCAGAACCTCTTGGGGATAGGTGGTGGATAAATGAAAACCAATGTAACAGAGCACGATGTGCTCATCAGAAAATACATAGAAAAACAGAAAAGAGAAGAAGACGTAAAAGCCATCAGAACCGTTTTGAAAAGCAAAGCGGGGAGATGGTTTTTTATTCACATTCTTGAAATGACAGGCTACAAAGCCGAAACATTCACAGGAAATTCGCAGACATTCTACAACGAAGGCAGAAGGTCAATCGGAATCCAGATAGAAAAAGAGATGGTCGAACTCTTAGGAAAAGAAGGATTCGAGCTAAGACAGAAAGCCGAAAAAGAGTACATCGAATTTCAATTCAAAGCCAAAGCATTATTAGAAAACAAGGAGGAATAACAAATGGAAGGCGTACAGAACCCGCAGGCACAGGCGAACAATAACACGGATCCGCAAAGCCCGCAGGCACAGAATCAGCAGGTACAGAATCAAGAGCCGGGAAGATTGGCACAGCAGGCAGGCACAGAACCGCAGGCACAGAACCAGGAACCGGATCCGCAGAACCCGCAAGGCGCCCCGGAAGCATACGATTTCACATCGGCATTGCCGGAAGGCGAAACCTTAGATGAAGCCATTTCACAGAAATTCGGTGAAATCTGCAAAGGAATGAACCTCACTAATGAACAGGCAAACCAGATGGCCGCATACGGTTTTGAGTACGGGAAAGGGCTTATCCAGCAGATGAACGATATGCGGGAAGCACAGTACGACAAATGGCAGGAAGAAACCCGAAAAGAACTTGGGGCGGACTTCGAGAAGACCATGAACGAGTACGGTGCAGGACTCCAGCATCTGGAGAAAACATCACCCGGGATAAGGAAACTCCTAAGCGAAACAGGAGTAGGCGACCGTATAGAAATCGTACGTGCCATTTCCGAACTGGGAAGACTTGTTTCCGAAGACGGCGGCGTCAGCGGCGGAAATGCAAAAGGCGGAAAAACACCTATGTACCCCAATACCAATTTTGATAATTATTAAGGAGGAATAACAAATGGCAGTAGCATTAACACTGAATGATTTAAGAAAAAGACAGGCACCGGATGGATCCATTGATGTAGTCATTGAAACTCTCGTCCAGTCCAATCCAATTTTAGAAGACGTAAAATGGGCAGAAGGGAACCTGCCGACAGGCAACCAGACCACGCAGCGGAACGGCTTGCCCGAAGTACACCTTAGGCAGATTAACCGCGGCGTACCGGTAGGAAAATCCAGCACCAAACAGGTGACTGACACCTGCTGCCTGATGGAATCCCGCTCCGAAGTGGACGTGGAACTCGTATCCCTTGCGCCGGATAAAGAAGCGTTCAGAACATCCGAAGACATGGCGTTCGTGGAAGCAATGGGTGAGGCAGTGGCTCACCACATGTTCTACGGAAATTCCGCAAAGAACTTGGATGAATTCAACGGACTGGGAATCCGCTACAATAAGTACGGCGGGAAAAAACACGACGCCTCTTACCAAGTCATCAATGCCGGCGGCACAGGGAAAGGTAAACTTTCTTCCGCATTTCTTGTGGGCTGGGGCGACCGTGCTGTAACAGGCATTTACCCGAAGTACGGCTATGCAGGATTGAAACGCCAGGACTTGGGAGAAGTAGACGCTATTGATGCAGATGGATATAAATTCCGCGCCCTCTCCACACTCTTCAAGTGGAAACCCGGGCTTGCCGTCAAAGATCCTGAAATGGTCGCCGCAGTAAGGAACATTGATTTAGGAGTCTTGAACGCAGCTTCTGCTACGGTGGAACAGAAAAAAGCGGTAGTAGACGCCATGATCCGTGCACAGGGACGCATGAGGAACCTCAACACTGTACATCCTGTATGGTACGTCTCCCCGGAAATGTATACATTCCTCACCATCTTCTATAGCGACAAAGCTAATTCCTACATTACCCGCCGTGAACTGATGGAGGGTCCGGTAACCATCTCCGTCAACGGCATTCTTGTACGTAAAGAAGATGCACTCGTTGACACCGAAGACGCCATTGCAGAAGCAAAATAAGGAGGACTAAAAATGATTATTGATGCAGAAAACACCTTTTTCTATGAACAGGACCTTTCCAAAGGGACTAAATCTACAGTAGTAAATAACGGCGAAGGCGGAGACGCATATAATCCGTTGTGGCTGAAAGTCATTGCGTTGAAACCGCTTTCTGCCGCGGCAACAATCACGCTTAAAACCGCGGACAAAGAAGATATGACAGGGGCCGTCACGCTGACAACTCTCTCCCTTGCAAAAGACGAAGGAGCAGGTGCGGCAGTGAAGGTACCGGCGGGATGCAAAAAATACCTGCAGATTGAAGTAGCAGGAGCCACTACGGGAACCATCCGCGCATTCCTCACCATGGATATAGACCTCGTATGAGTGGCATCCACTTTGGACAAGCGGTAAGCGGGCGGAAACTGGAAGACCTTTCCGCCAATGAGCTCCGCGCCAGATTAATCCGTGCGGGAAAAGATGTTCCAAAGGACATTAAAACCAAAGAAGAACTGGTGGAGCTGGTAAAGAAATACTGTTAAAGACAAAGAGGACGGCGCAGGAGCGTCTCCTCTTTTTCTATGTTTACTACTCTTAAAACTACTTGAAAAGTAGTAGATAGAGAAAAGGAGGATCTATGAACAGTACAGATATTTGTAACATGGCCCTTGCCTACATCGGGCAGGGCAGAATAGCATCAATTGAAGAAGAATCGGAAGAAGCAATCCAATGCGGCATATTCTATGACCATTTAAGAAGAAAACTCCTGTCCGAACACAGATGGGGATTTGCGGAAAGATATGTAAAACTTGCACTTCTGAATGAAGAAATCCCCGGATGGAAGTACATCTATGCCTACCCGGCAAAATGCCTTGTCATTCGAAAAATCTACGAAAAAGAAAGCGCAAGAGAAATAGGAAAAGAAGACTACTTCATTTCAACGGTAAACGACTCAACAAAAGTAATCTGCACAGATATAAAAAACGCCTATGCAAGCTATACCGCAGACGTGGAGAACGGGGAACTGTTCACCGATTACTTCATTGAAGCACTGTCTCATTCTTTAGCGGCAAATATAGCAGTACCTTTATCAGGAAGTCCCAGTGCTGCAAACCTGCAGTATCAACTTATGCATCAAGCGCTGATTAATGCGAAACAGGAAAGCGCCGTACAGAACCATCATGAAACGACATACCCTCGTAAATATTTCAATATGAGAGGCTAATATGAAAAGAGAAACTATCTACCACATTCAATCATCCTTTGCCACAGGAGAAATATCCACGGAAGTCGCAAACAGAATAGACCTGGATAAATACGCAGCCGCATTGCTTACGGCGGAAAATGCCTATATACGTCCTTATGGCGCGGTGTATAAACGTGGGGGAACCTTGTACTGCGGAAAGACAAAAAATGAAAAAGTAATTCTAAAAGAATTTACAACAATAGACAGTTCATTCATGCTTGAAATGGGAAATAGATATATACGAATTTGGAAAGGAAACAGATATACAGGAGTAGAACTTGTCACACCATTTACAGAAGATGAACTAAAAGAACTAAGGACATGCCAATCTGCCGATGTGATGTTTATTGCATCAGGAAAACATCCGATACAGAAACTGTCAAGGTACAGCGACACCAATTGGATCATTGGGGACTATGAAATCAAAAAGCCCTACTTTGATATTTCCCTTTCAACAGAAATGGAAGGGAAAGTAGATACATCGTACAATTCTGCAGGAACATACACCTTCAATTGTAAAAAAGACGGCACATATACAGTAACAATAGCGGGAGGCGGTGGTGGCGGAGCTGGCGGGAAACACATAAAATTGCTTAATAATAAATACATAAAAGGCGGTGACGGCGGCAAAGGTGCCCTTGTAACGCAAAGAATAGATCTGAAAAAAGATAACTCTTATACAATAGTCGTGGGAGCCGGCGGGACCGGCGGTAAAGGAACCAATGGAGAACCCGGAACAGATGGAACCCCGTCCTCTTTTAACGGAATTACCGCAGAAGGCGGAAAACATGGTCACGAAGAAATAAACGGCGCAAACATGGGTAATGGAGGTGCCGGTGGAATGGGCGGAACAGGGAAAGAAAATGGATCTCCCGGAAGTCCTGGATGGGTAAACATAAAACTGGAAGCCGATCTGTCAATAGTGCCATCGGGGAAAACAGGAACCATTAAACTATATGCAAGCAAAAACTATTTTTCAGAAAACATGATCGGCGCCTATGTACAGATCAACCAGGAAGTAGACTCGCAGACTGTGACACAAAACGGCGGCGGAACATCGGGAGAAGTACTCTGTGGAAAATCATGGAAGATCATTACCCATGGTACATGGACAGGAACCGTGACCGTACAGAAAAGCACAAATAATGGTCCGTGGAAAGACTACAGGACATATAAATCGAACGATGACTTCAATGCATCGGAATCCGGAACGGTAGAAGAATACACAAGACTAAGAGTGGTATCTACAGCGGGAAATACAGACCTCACCGCACTACCGTATACACACGTGGGCATGGTAAGAATCACCGGTTACATCTCCCCCTTGGAAGTCAATGCGGAAGTCATAGATCCTCTTGCGAATACAAACCCGGCGGATTACATCTGTTTAAACGCATGGAATGACCAATTCGGTTATCCATCGGCTATAGGTTTCTTTCAAGACAGACTATGTGTAGCCGCCACAAAAAAACAGCCGTATATGCTGTGGCTCTCAAGAAGCGGGGACTATAATAACTTCTCTGTAGAAAAAGTATCCGGAACCGTAACAGATGATTCGGCGGTAGCCTTGGCGTTTATTAATAGAAAACAGCAGACAATAGAACACCTTGTGCCGGAATCGGATTTAGTCATAATGACAGGCGGAAATGAATGGATTCTTTCCGGCGGATCAGCGGTCACGCCAACAAAAGCTAATCCCAAGATGCAGACATCCAGGGGTACAACGAATGTAATTCCTTTATCCATCGGCGGTCGGGTCATCTTCGTGCAGCACAGAGGAAGAACCGTAAGGGATATGCAGTACCACTTTGAATCAGACTCCTACGATGGGGCAGATCTAACACTCTTGGCAAAACATATCACCCAAAACACAACAATAGAAGATATGGCCTACATGCAGGAACCGGACTCAAAACTGTACTTTGTCCTCTCGGATGGCACGATGGCTTGTCTTTCATATATTCAGGATCAGAAAGTCTATGCCTGGTCAAGAATAAAAACAGAAGGAAAAGTCATGGCAGTTTGCAATGTGGAAAATCAAAATGAAGATAACGTATACATTGCGGTAAAAAGAGGAAATCAAACATACATAGAAGAACTATGTAACAACAAAGAGACAGAAAATCCAAAAGACTATATCATGCTGGACGCTTCGGTAAAGATAACAGAAACCACGGCAAAAGGATCTGTCCCTCATTTGCCCAATACCAAAATAGGAGTTTTGGCGGATGGAAGGTACTATGAAAAAATCCAAACAGACGAAGGCGGAAACTTTACACTTCCACAGGAGGCATCCTATATTATCGCAGGACTGCCCTATACAATGACGGTAGAACTTCCAAACCTGGAAATAAACACCAAAACAGGAACCATCCAAGGGCGGAAAAAGAAAGTATCCGCCGTCACGCTGAGACTGAATCATTCCCTTGGCGGACGGGTAGGGGTAGAAAAAACGAATACATTACCTATCAAATACGATGAATTTTCGGAACAGGATGTTGTTCTGTACAGCGGAGACAAACACATCACCATGCCGAACAGAGGATTTGAACTCACAGGAAGAACAGTCATCACATCAGATGAACCATATCCATTTAACCTGTCGGCAGTCGTAAGAGAGGTAGAACTCGATGGATAACTACGGAAAAATCACCATAGAAAAAATAAAAGAACAAGATGTTCCTTGGCTGACAAAATACATATTTGAAAACATGAGACCTGTGGATAAAAAAGAAATTACCGCCCTTTGTGATAATGGCGAAGAAGCCGTAAGACAATCCATTATTTTGTCCGATGAAGCTTATGTAGCCAAGAACGGAGAACCAGTCATGATATTCGGTTTCGTGAAAAAATCATATTGCATATGGGCATTAGGAACCGTCCTTGTAGATCTGTACCATAAAGAACTTGTGAAAATAGGAATGCAGTACATCAACGACTGTAAAGAAAAATATGGATACATGACAAACTGGATCCATGAGGACAATACAAAAGCGCTCCGATACATTAAACGTGCCGGGGCGCTTTTTACAGATACGTGCAAAACAGAAAAAGGAGATATTTTTGTGAGATTTGAAATAGGAGGGAAATAATGTGCAGTGTAATGGGCGCCATGATGGGGCTGCAGCTTATATCGGGGATTAATCAGAACAGGCAGATAAAACAGCAGACCGCAGCGCAGGTGTCTGCATATAACGCGCAGGCGCAGGCGGCAGATCAGAATGCAAGAATAATGGACCGGCAAAGAGAACAGATTGCGGAAAACTACGCACAGCAACAGGAAAAGCTGAACAGTAAAAGAAAGCTCATTTTGGGGCAGCAAGCGGCATCCGCAGGAGCATCAGGACTGGATAATATAGGAAGCGTTCTTGATGCAAACAGCGCAGCCATAAGCGAATATAGACAAGACAGTATGAATCTTTTAGGGAACCAGAGAAATGATACTTTGAACGCCTACACAAACCAAGTCAATTATGAGAACCAGGCAAACGCCGCAAGAGCCTCCGCGGCGAATGCAAAAGCACAGGGGAAATCACAAAGACTGGCAAACTTCATTTCAACTGCTGCGGGAATGTTTGGGACCTATAAACAATTCGCAGGAACAAGCATGCCGAAACCTGCAGGAATGAATATGAGAACAGGCTTTGATGGGAGTCTTACCGGCGGAAATCTGACCTATACCACACCTGCTCCAATGTACACAAGAAATGCCATAAGTACAGGATTTATCCCAAAAGTAGGGCTAACACAGACGAAAGACATCATAGGGCAAGGCATAGGAAAACACTATGATCCGTGGCGTTCAATCTGGAGGAAATAATGAAACTCACACAATACGATTCAACAATAAATAGAAACCTCTCAAACGCAAAAATAAACCCCATCACCGACCCCAATGCTTATGGCGCGAACGTAACAGGAACAGAAGCATTGGGGAATGCTTTAGGGCAGGTAATTGATGCAAGAACAAAAGCATGGATGAAAGACCAGAATGATAGAGTCGTTGACGCGACAAACGAATACAATCGGCAGATTAATTCCCTTTTGTACGATGAAAAAAACGGATTAACAAACACCATGCAGGGGAAAAACGCAGAAGGACTCCAGGCAGCTTATCAGCAGAATGAAGAGAAGATCCGCCAGCAGATTATGAGACAATACGGAATAAGTTCAGAGTATGCGAACAGAGCATTTCGTAACCAGGTAGAAACGTCAATCACCTCTAACCTGGACAGCATAGATAAATTCCAAAGAAAAGAATTTCTCTCCTATGCAAGCAATCAGATGACAGAAATGAATGAAAACGCCATCAACTCGATTGTGAGAAGTCCGGACAGTTTCGAATCCGTCTATGGAAATATGGAAACCACATCAAGGGCCATCATGGCCGGAACAGGAATGGACGAAAAATCCATAGACATTAAACAAAGATCCATCCTGGATCATACAGCGGAAACCGTCCTCTCCACATTAGCCGCGTCCAATGACTATGAACGGGGAAATAAACTCATAGGACAATTGAGGGCAAGAGGCGGGAACGAAGTTATTTTAAAGAAATACGAAACATTATTTACAGGTAAAAAAGTAGCAAAGACCACAAAAGACAGCGCGGAAACATGGCTGAATAACCATCCGGAAATGATGGGAAAATCCAAAGAAGAAGTATGGGAAGCCTATAGAAAAGAAAATCCGTTGTCTTTCGGGAAAGATATAAAGGGCATTGCTACCGGGAATGAATCCTATGATAAATGGGATTCATTTTTTAGAAAAGCCCAAAAAGAAACAGGGCTTTCCGATGAACAGATAAGAAACCTGAAAGCGATGTGCATGCAGGAATCTACCTTTAATTCAGAAGCCTATCATGATGATAATGACGGAGATCCTACATTAGGACCATTCCAATTTAAATCAGATACAGGCCTATCTGTAGGACTGGATCCGGCGGATAGAAAAGATCCGGAAAAAAGCATCATAGCGGCGGCAAAACTGTACAAAAAAGATTTGGAATACCACGGCGGCGATGATGAACTGGCAATCCTTTCCCATAACGGAGGCGCCGGCGGGACAGAAGCCGCAAGAAGAAACAACTATCTAAACGATGTATCAGAACGCTATAAAGAACTATACGGAGAGGAATTGGGACATCATGTTATGTCTGACGAGGAAAAAGCCGCACTGGAAGAGACCGAAAGGAACTCCTTCTTTTCTGTCTTTAGAGAACATCTCCAGGCAAAAAAAGCCAAAGAAACAGAAATGATGAATAACATGCAGATCCAATTGATGGACATGACGGAAAACGGGACATCAAACGAAGATATGTACGAATTCATAAAATCCAAAGGAGTAGAAAATCCAGAACTTTTGAACAATGGGTCCTATCGCAGTTTGAGATTGAGCGCATTAAAAGCCGTAACGCAGGAAAAATCTCATGGCGGATTTGGTGGAGCAGAAGCACAGAACAAGGCATTCGCGGGAATAAAAGCCAGTATCGGTACAGACATCATGAACGATGATGACTTGAATAAAACATTAAAAGAACTGGAACAAAGGGGATATGGATTTACTCCCGCACAAATTGTAGAACTTAGCCAGGAATTAACAAAAGCACAGGCGGGCGAAGGGAAATACTCCGTAAAAATAGATGACACAGAAACAGATGTCATGGACATGACAGGGTTAGCAAAACCGGATATACAGAAAAACTATGCAGAAGCCAAAAAGATCGTCATGCAGGAAGCCTTTGATTTCAAAAGTAAAAATGGAAGAGAACCAAATCAATTTGAAAGAAAAGGAATGTGGATAAAAGCCCTGACAGAACAAAAAGTGGGACCGGATTATGGATTCTTTGGAATGAGCACGCCGGAAGCCAGTCCGGCACAATTGATGGAAATTGGAATAAAGAGCGTGTCCTATACATATGATGATAAAGGGATAGACGCAGTGGACTACTACGGAAGACATCACTATATTCCCGCAGAAGACTGGGATAAAGTCAAGAAAAACGAAGTAAATATAGAAGATTACTAAGGAGAAAACCATGAACGAACTGGAAATGCAAGAGGAAGAAAGAGTAAAAAATAGAGTAGATCGAATCCTTTTAGGAATAAAACCGATGGATCCGAATACTGATCTAAGAACAACTCCTACCATTGACACCACCCCTCACCAGGAACCGAAAGGGATTTTGGAAAAAATTGGAGACGGAATCAGTGGTGCGGCAGAAAGCATTTCAAACGCCGCCAAAAGCTGGGCGGATAATAGACTCCAGAATATGAGTATGGACATCTATAGTAATCTTTATGATCCTGATCCGGATAAAGAAAAACGTTTGGAACAGGCGCATAAAATAGGGGACCCGTTGGGACTTCCCGCGCAAATGCTTGTGGACAGTAAAGAAGCCTATGAAATGGCACAGAATCAGTACGCCTGGATGAAAACACAAGAAATCATGCAGGGCCGTCCGTTCTCTGCCAATGCATTAAAAGAACTCTATCCGGAACTGGCGGAGATCGCCATGAACGATCCTGTGTCGGCGTCACTTGCCTTAAAACAAGCAGATCAGATTTTACACGATAGAGGAGTCATCACAGGAGCTACAGCAGGAAAAATCAGCGGAGAACCGTCATCTATAGGCGAAGCATTCAAAGCCTTTACCGATGCATGGGAAGCCGGACAAAACATGGACAAGATTTCTGAAATCGGTTATGCGGCCAGGAACGGAGATATTACTGATGAAGAAATGAATAGAAAAATAGAAGCCATTAACGCAAGAACCAAAGAATATGACGGCGATTCCACCATAGGGCTGATTGCAACCGAAACCGTAAAACAGTTTTCCATGATGGGGGCAGGGATGTTGAGAAGCCTCCCGGAAGGAGCGGCGGCAGGGTTAGCCATAACCTCTGTCTTGGGGGTGCCGGTCGTGGGAGGAATCATGGCCGCCACCATCTTTGCATCATCCCTTAGATCAAACATGGGAATGAACTACTACCGGCTGGCGAACAAGAAAAATGCGGATGGTACAAATATGTACTCAAGAAACGAAGCAAAAGGGATGGCCACCCGTGAAGCCGTACTGCAGGCAGGCGTTGAAACAGGACTAATGTCGCTTGCCTATGGCGCACTGGGAAAAGTCATAGGGAAAAGTGCGGCCAAAGCTGCCATCATGAATGCCGGCACAAGAAATAAACTTCTGTCTGCAAGCCGCGGAGCAATGAGGAAGTATGCCATAAAAGAGGCCGCAAAACAATATGCCAAAGGTACAGCGGCGGAAATTGCAGAAGAAGGCTGGCAGGATCTGATCTCTAACGCTGATGAAAAAGTGATGGGAAGAGATAAGAACATTACATGGAAAAACATGTGGAACAGCGCTTTTGACGCTATGGTGGAAGCCATTCCAGCGGCGGTAGGGATGGGCATGCCAGGAGCCGTCATTTCCGGCGGTGGTAATTATGCAGGATTGAAACGACTGACAAAAGAAGACTGGCATGCCGCAAGAGAAGCATTCTACCGTGAGAATGAAAAAGAAATGACACAGACCGTCATCAAAGAAAGAGAACAGAACAAAGTCTTCAAGATAAATCCGGAAGTCTATGCGCAGAAAACCCAGGCACAGCTTGATAAAGAAGGGATGGGAACCATATACATTGATGCTGCCGGTGCTGCCGAAACAGAAGAAGGAAGAACTGCATTGACGCAGCTCGTGACGGACGGAATCGCCACCGCAGAGCAAGTGGACGATGCAGTAAAAGAAGGAACACAGCTGGAACTGAAAGCCGGCATCTACATGCAGAAAATTTCCGAAGAATCCGCAGAGACACTCTCTAATCATTCCGCTTTCGATAAAGACGGGCAGACACTCCATGATATTGAAGAAGCAAGAAAACATATAGAAAAAACAAGACAGATATTCAACGCGACAAAAGAAGCAAGAGAAGCAGAAGTGGCAAAAACAATCCTTGATCGTGACTTTACCGATCCGGAACAGAAAATCGCCATGGAAAAGATCTTTGCCGAAGGCATGGATGACATAAAGGAAAACTATAAAAAAGTAAAAGCAGAAGCACTGAAAACCTATGAAGAACTCATCAACTATAAATACTACGCAGATTATGAACCACAAGGAGTAGAAAAAGTTCCCGTGTATGAATGGTCCAGAGACTATGAACATGGAGGAGTCATCACGAGCGGATATATAGGAGGATCCTACATCCGAACGACAAATAATGACAGGTGGTATGCAAATGCCTGGAAGAAATACGGAAGAAAACCGAACAAAAGAGAACTCTATGATATAGCCGAACAAGAAGCCATTAATGAAATAGACAGTACATCAGCCTTTTCAGAAGAAGAAAAACAAGGATATATCAATTCCATCCAAGCGGCAAGAAAAGAAGTAGAAACCATTGAATCCCTGGAAGACTATGTAAAAGAATTGGACACAAAAGACATTGCCGCAAGGACACTCTTGTCGCAAAAAGCCTATGACGATGTGTATATTCCCACACTGGAACAACTGAAAAAAGCCCCTGCCAAAGTAGCACAAGCGGCGGAAGAAAGCGCTTTCGTGTACGCAAGACTGGTAGACAATTTCTCTAAAATCTATAACCTGCCGATTGAAAACATTGTAGCGTCAATCCAAAACGGCGGGAAAAATGATGGGTATAAGCAAATACTTCTTGATTTCAAGAAACGACTGCAATTAAGTGAGGGGAAAAGTTATCATGCTGACGAATTAGAAACCACAGCGACCATCAAAGGAAATGAATTTGGGGAATATGCAGATATAAAGGAATTAAGAGAAAAAGCCCTTGATTACTACAAGAGAGAACTACAAGGGCATAGTGTTTATAATGAACTTTTGGGAAATATAAAATTTGAAGAAAACGAACCAGATGGAGAAGTACAAATTACAGGAAGCGGAAGGAAGAAAATGTCTTCTTCCACAGCTAACCCGTTGAAACTGCTGTCAATTAAAAGTTTAAAGGAATTGATAAGTGGTGCGAACATTATCACAGCTGCCGAAGCAAAAGACGGAAGGCACAAAGGATGGAAATTCTACTATCTTCATTCGAATGTGGAGACTAATAATGGGAAACAGTATGTGGTGGTAACTGTTGCTGATAAAGGAAGTGGAGCGATAGATTATTACAACCACAACATTTATACAGAAGAAGAGTATAAAAAAATAGAGAGTGATATTAATGCGACTCTCGAACACCGTGTTTCCAGTACGGGTCGGTTTTCGCAAAATACATCACTCTCTTCTGACCTCATTATATATCCATCCACAAATATTTACAAGAAAAAGAACCTGGAACAATATAAAATTTATCATCAAACGATAAATAAAGACGCAGATATATTCTTCCACGGCGCAGTGGATCCTGTAGAAGGTGACGTGATAAAAGAAGGATATTTTCATGGAATGTTTTATAGCAGCAGTAGAAATTCTGCGCTGGGGCACGGAGACAGAATATATATTTCAGAAGTAAATGAAGACGATATTATAAGTGCTAAAAGTTTAGCGTATGAAGACGGAGTATACGAAATATTTGAAAAGAAATATGGCGATGATGCTGAATTAATATATGATTTAACAACAGAAGCAAGAAATATTTGGAATTTAAGCGAAGAAGAAAAACAAAAAGTATATAAATTACTTGGGTGCACAGACGAAGCAGATGCGGATTTCATGATACAAAAAGAGGCCGCGCTTGTTGCTGATGAATTGGGTTATAAGGCGGTAGCTGTTGAAGATGAACACGGGACAAGTTACATTATTCTGCCGGGAAATAAAGTGTATGAAGAAAGCACCTACGAAAAACTGAATCCGGATTATAATTACAGGGTTTATCATCAAAAAGCCTATCATGGAAGCCCCTATACCTTTGATCATTTTGATTTAGGAGCCATCGGGACAGGAGAAGGAGCACAGGGGCATGGCTGGGGACTGTACTTTGCACAGGATAAGCAGATCGCTAAAGCTTACAAAGACACATTGAGTCACCATATGTATGGAGATAACGATTTACAGTTTAATGAAGAAGCATTGAATAAACTATATAGTACACTTTCGGACAAAGCTCATACAGAAGCTGACTATGATAAATTGTCTATAGTAGAAAATATCTTGATAACACATACAGAAGATGATGTATTGAATAATCCTGATGAGATGTTCAGTGCAGAAGCAATAAAGTGGTGGAAAACACAAAGAGAAAGATACTTAAATAAAGAATATAAAGAAAGTACACTCTTTGAAGTAGACATTCCGGAAGATGATGTACTCTTAGATGAGAGAAAAAATATTAATGAACAGCCAAAGAAAGTACAGCAGGCTGTGCGTAAAATGTATCGTGCTTTAGGGTATAAGACATCAGCATTGAAATACGTGACCGGAAAAGAATTTTACGATACGATAGCTGCAGAAAAAGGAGGGCAGAAAGAAGCAAGTGAATTTATCAATGAACATGGAATAAAAGGAATAACTTATGACGGAGGAAATGACGGAAAATGTTTCGTTGTCTTTGATGATAAAGCTATACAGATCATTAACCGATATAACCAAGAACACAAAGGTTCCTACGCAGGAGCCTATGATGCAGACCAGAACATTCTCCATGTCTTTGAAGCGGCTAACCAATCCACCGTTGTTCATGAAAGCGCCCATTGGTGGCTGTCCATGCTGAACAACATCGCAGCTGATCCGGAACTGAAAGAACTTGCCAAAGAAGATAAAGTACTGGAAGCCACACTGCAAAAAGCACAGAAAGACAGAGACGCCATCCGTGCGTGGGCATCCTACTATCCGGATGTTATGAAAGAATACAAAGGCACATTGATTGAAAAAGAATTTAAAGAATATGAAGCTGCCATCAAGAAAGATCCGGAAAACAAAGAACTGCAGGAACGATTCATCCAGGAACGCTTTGCAAGAGGATTTGAAAGATACCTTTTGACAGGGAAAGCGCCCACCAAAGAACTGCAGGGGACTTTCCGGCGGTTTAAAAAGTGGCTGATCAATCTCTATAAAACAACAAAAGAAATCATAAAGAATCCGGAAAACTACTTGGGCTTAAAAGATCCGTCCGATGAAGTGAAAGAAATCTTTGATCACATGGTGGCATCAGAAGAAGAAATAGAAGCCTGGGCAGAAGAAAAGAGATGGAAACTCCTCTATGATGACAGCCTTGACTATACGCAGACCGAAAGAGAAAACATAAAAAAATGGGAAGAAAACATTAAAGAGCTTGCCAAAGAAAACGCACTTAAATACTTCATGGAAAAACTCCACGGACAAGCCATGGTGGACTTTGAAGAAAACATCCTTCCCCCAAAAGTAGAAACCTTTGAAAGAAAACTGGGGAGCCAAAGAATATATGGACTGGAAATGCTGAAAAAAGGAAACGTCTTCCCGACAAAGAAAGAATGGATAAGGGCACTTAAAGAAGAAGGATTTACCGAAGAATCATATAAAAACGCCGTACAGGAAGCAGGCGGCACAATGGAAGAACAAGTAGAGAAGTACAAGAAAAAACAAAGAGAAGAATTTATAGAAAACATATCCGGAAAAGATCATTTCAGGGTAGAAGCAGAAAAAGTCCTGGAATCTCCGGAAGGAAAAGTGAAACTGGCGGAAATCGAACAAAACGCCATGAAGCGGAAGTTGAGACAATATGCAAGGATCGCCACGGCCTCATTAATAGAACTGGACAGATTAGATCCGAACATGGAAGGAAAGACAAGTAAAAAAATCTTGTATGAAATCAAAAAGAGAAACGGATTCTTGAGCGAAGAAGAAAAACTCAAAGAAGAAAAAGCCGAACAAAGAAAAGCAAAACAAGCCACCATAGAAGAAATTAACGAACTCAAGATAAAACTGCGGAACACAGTAGACGGATTAAAAACATCACAAGACAGTATGCTTATCTCGCCATATGAACTCAAAGCCCAAGCAAGGGCTTTTCTTTATGGGAAAGAAATCTACAAAGCAACCAACTATAGATGGTGGGCAAGGAAAGCTGCCAGTGAAGGAGAAAAAGCCGCATATTTCCTAAAAAGAGGAAGATGGGAAGAAGCTGCCAGAGCAAAAGGAAGGCAGTCCCGTTTTGCCATGAACGCCCAAGTAGCCCATGAATACGATGACCACGTCAAGCATACACTCCATGGAAATCCCAAAGCATCCACAAATACACTGGATAAAGACGGCATGGAGAAGTACGGACTTGTCGGACTCATAAACAGGGCAAGTAAAGCTACGAACAATATAAGAATGCCTGGGAACATAAGATACTTCATCAATCACTTAGCCTACCAATTAGGATTAATCACCACAGATGGAAGAGCGCCCTTGGGTATGGATGGGGAACCGGCACCGTTTGACTGGGCAAACCTCAATAACGAACTGGATCCCACCGCCGCCATGGAAGGAGACAAGCCGGGAGACGCCGTACCGCAGTGGATAAAGAAAATCTTTGATGATAACAATCAGACCAACTTGAGAGAACTGACAGTAGTAGACTTTGATGAATTGGTGGAAGTATTCAAAAAAATCTACAAGACAGGACGGAGAGAATATGAAGGCAACACCTTTGTTAATGAGAAAGGGGAAAGCCTTTCCTTTGAAGAAGCCGAAGACATAATAATGGCGGAAATCAAAGCAGAAAAAGAAAATCCGCTTTATAAAAAACTGGCAGAGAAAAAGTGGAAAAAAACCAAAAAGGAAGTGGGAAAATGGGTAGCAGACTTGGCACTTCCGGAAATCATCATAGAACGCATGGGACCCCAAACCTATGACCTGATTTATAAGATGATGGATAAAGCCTTTGCGAAAAAAAGACTCCTGCAAGAACAGGCGGAACTTGAACTGAAAAAAGTCATGAACATCTATGACAGAGAAACATTCAGAAAAATCCGCAATGACAAAATCTATGAGATTAACAAAGTTGACCACAAGCCCGTTATGGTGACAAAAGAAACACTCATCACCATGGCGTTGAACTGGGGAACAGACTCAAATAGAGAAAGAGTGGTGGAAACCTATGGACTGGATCATAGAAACATAGAAAAAATCCTTTTTAAATATTTAAATGATAAAGACTGGGATTTTGTGGAAGCTGTTTGGAAGCACATCAATTCGTATTGGCCCGAAAGAAACATTGTACAAAACAATCTGTACGGAATCCCCTTGGGGAAAGTGCCGGGGAGGAAAATTATTTTACCGGACGGAAGAAAGATCAATGGCATGTACTACCCAATTAAATATGATGCAGAGCTCACAAGCAAAACCAAAGACAGAGAAATTAACGACATCATAAGAAAAGACATGCTCGGAAGAACCACATTCAATATCGGGATGGGCTCCACGAAAAGCCGCGCGCAAAGTTCCGGCGGACAGTATCTTAGACAAGACCTTGATGTCTACCTTGACTACATCAATGAATCCATTAACCATATTGCCATGCGTGAAACCACAGCAGACATTTATAAACTTCTCTCCAGGAAAGACCTGGCGGAAGCCATATCACAGAAATACGGAGTCGATGCACATAGAAGACTCCAGAGGTGGGCGTCCGACTGCTGGCATGATCCCGTAGATAAATTGACAGCATGGGAACAACGTCTGAACAGACTGCGGCACAACTTCACCATGGCCACCATGGCATACAGGACATCCACAGCATTGTTGAACTTTGCAAACCTGCCGTTGGTTATGGAAAAAATGGGAGCCTTAAACATGGCAAGAGGGCTCTCTACGATTTACCTTGACGGTGTGAAAAACTACCGCCAGCAGAGAGACTTCATCCTGAGTAAATCAACGTTCATGAGAGACCGTGCTACAAACATGGATAGAGACCTTGCCCGCGGACTGAAACTCAAAGAAGAACAAGACGTTTCAAAATTAACATCGAAAGCGCATGCCGTGAAAGAAGAAGTAGACCGCTTCGCTTATTCGCTGATTTCAGAAACGGACTTCATGCTTTCTCTTCCGGAGTGGATCCAGACCTATAACAATACCATCGCACAACTGCAAATAGAAAAACCATTTATGACAGTAGCAGAAATGGACGAAGAATCAGTGAGACTGGCTGATAAAATGGTAAGAGAAACATTCGGATCGGGAGAAATGAAAGATCGTCCTGAGGTAGTCAAGAGTAGATTACTTTCACAACTTCTTCCATTTTATAGCTTTACATCCTTAGTGATGAACCAATTCATTAGGGGAGGATATGACATTGCAGACGGAAGAGGACCGCTGAAACTCATGCGGGCAATACTCTTTTGGTATATTCTTGGATCCGTATTTGAAGGTGCCCTTCGTTCATTGGTGGATAGTGCAACGGGAAATGATAAATACTCCTTCTTGCAGAGACAGGGATATTCCTTTGCGTCAAACGGACCTATCGGCGGTATACCGGTCGCAAGAGAAGTAATCCCCGGTCTCTACTCACTATTCGCGGGAATGTACAGTGACGGAGGAAAAATGAGCGTCACCGGACTAAACATCTTTGAAGATGTCTTCCAAACCGCCATGGCAATAAAATCAGACAAAAAAGACTGGATAGATGTAGGACAGGCGGGAACAAAAGTATTCAACAAAGTAACAGGACTTTCCGATACATTAACCGATGCACTGTGGGCAATAGCGCGTCTCACCACAACAGATACAGACGCCACAGCCTGGGAAGCCCTGTTCTCCATCATATTTGATAGAAAAATAAAGAAGAAAGGAGAAAAGAAGTGATAAATAATAGCGAAAATCGAATCACATATAAAGGGGACGGTACTGCAGAAGAATTCGCCATCCCTTTTAAAGTCTTGGAAAAAACGGACATTATAGTAGTTATTGCGGATGAAGATAAAAATGAAACAATCCTGAAAAAAGACTACTTTGTAGACTTGGATAAAATGACAGTAAAATATCCGGGATATCCGCCAGGAGAAGAACCGGCGGAAAATGAACGTCCGCCAAAATTGCAAGAAGGATGGCAGTTAATCATAAAAAGAGAGGTACCTGTCACACAAGAAATAACCTTAGGAAATAAATGGCCGTTCACCGTTATAGAAAAAGCCTTGGATAAAATCACAATGATCCTGCAAGACTTGTTGGGAGTAAACAAAAGACAGATCACACTCCCGGATGCGGCAGACATGAAAGACTTCTCGGCAATACTTCCTTATCCGCAGGAAGGAGAGGCGCTTGTATGGGGGAAAGGAAGATTAGAAAATTCCAATTTCTCAAAAGTGATAAAAGGAGCTGTAGAAAAATCATTGACGAGAGCGGAAGCTGCTGTGGTCGTATCAGAAGAAAATGCATCAAAAGCGAAAGAACAGGCGGGAAAAGCGGAAGTGAGCGCAGGTGAAGCGGAAGAGAATGCTACTGTTGCGGCGCAAAATGCCGCGGCTGCCACACAAGGGGCTATGGATGCAAGAGACAGTGCTGCCGGCGCAAGTGTAAGTGAACAAAGTGCGGCGGGGTATAAGAACGAAGTCCAGGCTGCATTAGCGTCCATTTCAGAACAAGTCAACGCCTGGGATAAAAATAAAACATACTCATTCCCACAGACCGTAGCTTATGTAGACGGAAATACATATAGATGTGTCGGAAAAAATGTAAAAGGAGAAATACCAGATAGATCAAATAACTGGGTATGCTTGACAAATTACAAAGATGACTTTTTTGAATTAGATGAAGACGGAAACCTGATTCCGGCGATCAATCCGTTACATTCGGCTTTATGGGAATTGGACGGAGTGGGGAATATTATACCGAAAGGGGCATGAAAATGAGTACAAGAAATGTGACGCCAAGAGCAAACGAAGAAGGAGAAATCGGAGTAGTAGGGAGGGTATGGAAGGCTTTCAGGGCAAAAATCATAGAAGCGACAAGTAAGATGACAGCGCCAACAGTAGAAGCGACAAGTAAGATGACAGCGCCAACAGTAGAAGCGACAAGTAAGATGACAGCGCCAACAGTGGAAGTGGGTGACAAAAGTAAAAATGTGGCCACTACAGAATTCGTGAAAAACCGTGAAAACATGGTAGTGAGTCCGTTTCTTCTTCAAAGGAACACCACTTATAAAATAGGTGATATGGTAAAAGCCCCGAAATTGGGAGAACAGTATGTACTCGAGTGCACGCAGGCGGGAACCACGGGAAATACCGAACCTAATTTGTCAACTATATCGGGGGGGGTAGAAGTTAATGATGGAAGCGTGAAGTGGACGGTCAAGACGGTAACTGCAAAAGAATATGTCGATGAAAAACTCAATAATTACGGAAAGATGGAAACAATTAATGCGACTATAGACTCACAGTACATCGAAAATTTATCGTGTGTAAAAATAAAAAACATAGTGCATCTTTTTGTACGAATGAAAAGTGCAAAGGAAGGTCTCATTGAAATTGCATCGGGGCTACCAAAATCATTTATAAATCTTGAATTTTATGCCCCTATAAACAACAGCAACGGTAAAGCTGTACGATTGACAATAAATACAGACGGTAAACTATATCTCAGTTATACGGATGAATATACTACATCGCCAGGACATGAATCTGTTGCGTGTTTAGTATATTTAACAAACGATTGAAAGGAGTAAACAAAATGCGGGAAATAACAGATGGAAGTGCAAAATTTAGGGTAGTAGACAAGAGAATGAAAGCAATGATTGACATACTCTATCCGGTCGGCATAGTAGTAACAACAGCAACCGATGACGCATTAAAACCCGGTGAAGTAGACGGATTAGCACAATGGGAAGAAATTGCACAAGATAGAATTCTGCAGGGAGCATCGAGCGGAGCCGGCGTAACAATAGAAGCAGGGTTACCAAATATAACTGGATACATAGTAGGGTATGGTGATCGAACAGGATTTGGAGGAGCAGGCGGAATGGCTTATCTATCTGATGAGCAAGAAAGGATTCCTTCGATGGGGGATATCTTTCCAGGAAATAAGTCTTCGTTAAAAGCAGTGCTTGACGCGTCAAAATCAAACAATATTTACGGAAACTCAAGCACTGTACAGCCGCCGGCGTACAAAGTACATTTTTGGAAACGTATCAAATAATGAGGCGGTGCATAATGGAAAGAAATGACGGAGAAAAAATAACAATGCAATTTGTAGAACGGATGGCAAAAATGGAAGAGAAACTTGACATGCTCGTTAGAATGCTCCCCGAAATTACCGCACTGCAAATTGCGCAGGCACGCTCTGAACAAAACGCGGCATCAGCTCATAACAGAATTGACAACATCTATAAAGTAGCCGGCTTGATTTCAACAATTATTTCTGTAGTTATTGCATTAATCGGAAGGGCGGTGTGATATGTTAAAAAAATTAAAATCACTCTGGAGAAAAGCCAAAAGCTACTTCCGGAAATTAAACGCACCGCTGCTATACTGGGCAACACTCTATGCGGTTATCTGCATTTTCTGTATCTTTCTCTATATTCTAATGACCATTGCTGATTGGCTAATCACCGGAAAAGGGAACGAACCGGAGCTAAGACTTTTCATCACAATGCTTTTATCCGCGGGGGCGGTCGGCGGTATAGTCGGAATCGGTAAGATGTTTGTGGATAAGGACAACAATAAAATACCGGATGTATTTGAAAAGGACGATGGGAAACCACCGTTCTTTTTCGTGAAGGGAGAAAAAATTGACGAAAGAAGAACTGGCAAGAGAGATAGCGAAGGGGATAATTGAAACAGGGATTGAGGGAGACTACGGTTCCGTCTCTTGCTCAACTGCTGGAGATTACCCATCAATTGGTTGCTCTCAATGGGAAGGAGAAAGAGCTAATCGTCTGTTGGAAAGCATTTCCGGCGGAGCGCACTATGCATATCGCAGTTATTATGACTTGAAATACTCTTATGCTATCCAAGACTTGAAAGAACTCTTGATGAGTGATGAAGGACAGCAAGCACAGCTCGATATGCTTGCCGAAGACTGTGAAGACTATATAGAAACACTCTGGGAAGTACCGGATCTTGATGACACACGCTGCACTATCTATGCCGGGATGTGGTGCCCGACATCTGAAACAGTAGTGAGAAACTTCTTAATGCGAAGACAAGAAAGAGGATATGACCTGCGGGACATCAATGTAATCTATGAACTTTTCAGGGAACAGTATGCCTACGCAGCCTGCTGTGAAGAATACGCGGATGGCTACGCAAATAGAGCCGATACAACATATGAATATGTAATGAGTTTGGAGGTATGAAAAATGAACTATCAGGAAAAAGCAAAACAGATTGTTATCGATTACTACAATGAACATGTAGAGATAACAGATAATAAAAAACTGACAGAAAGTGAAGTCTTTATCGTATGGTTTAGTAAAACATTGCAGAACTGGAAAGCGTTGATAAGCACAACAATATCAGACGGAATGTACTACGAAGTCACATACAATGGAGACAAAAAAGAAACATATCTTGATGCATATAAAAAATGGGAAAACGTTTGTGTAAAAGATGAGGAGGACTGATAATGTGGAAAATCAAAAAAGGGCTTATTTTATCGGCGGTCTTGCTATCGCTGTGGTTGTCGCCATTGCTGTCTGGTTCGCATGCGCAGGCAGAAGCACAGTACACGATCTCCGAAACGGAGCTGACGCAGTTAGAACAGAACTGGACAACGCTCGAACAGCACAGCAAAGACAAGAAGATACTCTTAGACAAGCAAGCGAAGCAGCTGAACGAAGCGCAGGAGCAATTGAAAATAGCGAACGAGCAAATCAGGAAATCTCAAGAATTGAACGAACGGACGCAGAACTCATTAGAGAAAGCAAATCAATACTTGAAAGAGTACGAGAAAGAGGCGGAACGGAAAATCAGAATTAAGACAAGGCAAAGAAATATGTGGATTGTTATCAGTACGGTAGCCGTGGGAGCGGCAATCTCCCGGAGGTGATCCTATTTTTCTCTTTGGATATAGTTGTTAAAAAATAAAAGAGGTGATTGAATGAGGTGGTTTTTGTATGCGCCGTTACAATTACTCATTATAATAATCTGCTATATTACCAATCCGGTTATAGTGATGTTTGCCGATGAAAACGGTGAATTGCACGGATTCTTAAGAAAGTGGCAGACATTTGATGATTCATGCGATAGCGAAGACTGCATAACAAAATATGTCCCTGGATGGATGCGGTATGATTTTTACAAATACTACCGCGCAGAGAAGCGATATGATCCGAACTATGGACGGATGATGAAGAGATCAATTAACATTGCGACGTTACCGCTGATTGATAGATTAAAAAGATATTGCTGCCGTGTCTTCTGGTTATCAAGAAACTGCGCTTATGGTTTTGCAATAGATTGGTTCGGAGCGACAATCAATCCGGATAATGTAGTAGTCATTGATGATTATAGAGTAGGAGAATCCGAAAGAAATATATTTGTTACACGGGATTTAAAATACTGGAAAATATATAATTCTATGCGAATTCTGAACACGAATTACCGATGGAAAATATATTTAGGATGGAAAATCCATAACGTGAAAAGTATACATAGGGCAATGCTGGCACTCCGAATGTGGTTCTGCAAAGCAAATTAAAACGGGCGGGAAACCGCCCTCTTTTTTATTTGCGTCAAATATACTACAATAAAAAACAAAAGAAAGTAATACAACCTTGATAAATTGCCGTCCATTTTGCCGTCATTTTACGAGAAAAACATTATTTATTACTATTTACCATCATTTACATTTAGAAAACAAAAATGCATATAATCACCGATGATTATTGAAACATTAGTTATTAAGATTTATTACTATTTACCATCATTGACATTACTTCCGATAATTTAATGTTATCGGAAGTAATGTTGCGTAAAGAGAAAATATACCCGTTTCCATCAGATCCAATATATTCTCTTTATATTTAATTATGGTTACGTAAAAGAATACAATTCTTTTGTAACACGAGATACTTCAG